GGATATGACCTCTTCTCCAAAATCAATCAAACAGGAGCTTGTCAAGGCAGTCAGAGTGCCATGCTATTCCTATCAGAAAGGAACTGCGGAAGAAACTCTTATTAGTGAAGAGACGGAGGCAGTAAAGGGAGATATTCAGACGTATTATCTCGGAGATCCGACTTATGGATGCAGAGCTACGTTCAATTCCTCGGCATCAAACGTCAGCATCATAGAAAGTGGAGATTATTATGTGACAGTTAAGTTTCTGATTACTGGCAAGTACCAGTTTGAAATTATAGGACACAGATACAACATTGTTGAGCAGTATGCCGTAAAAACGCTCAATAGCAGAGGAAAGACCATAACATGGAAAAATCCTTTGGTAAGCGATATGGAAACGGCAAACCACTTGGCAGACTGGCTTGGGGATTATTACAACGCCGGTATTGAGTACGAATACAATACCCGTGGAAATCCAGAGATTGATGCGAACGACATTGTTTATCAGGAGAACGCATACCGCCCTGGATTAAAGGTCAATATCTATCGCCACATTGTTAATTTCTCACAGAGTTTATCTGGAAAGGTAATTGCCCGTAGGGTATCAGAAAAATAAGAACAGAAAGGAAGAGGAAAATGAATGGCTATTAAATCCGTACAGGCTATCGTAAATGGTGTGACTACCACACTCACATACGACAGCGCATCAAAGACTTACAAGGCTACGCTTACCGCTCCGGCAAAGTCCTCATACAATCAGTCAGGACATTATTACGGAGTACAGATCATCGCCAAGGATGAGGCCGGCAACACGACTACCGTAAACCAGTCGGATGCCACACTCGGAAGCAAGCTGAGGCTTACGGTAAAAGAGAAAACCGCACCGGTTATCACAATCTCTTCTCCGACAGCATCACAGTTACTTACGAGCAATCAGCCGACAATTTCATTCACAGTCACAGATGATGATTCTGGTGTCAATCCAGATACAATCAAACTGCTTATTGATGGTTCTGAAATATCTGGAATCACAAAGACAAAGACAACGTCCGGTTATTCATGCAGTTATAAACCGTCCACAGCACTTTCAGACGGTTCACACACCGTTGTTGTAAAAGCATCCGACTATGACGGCAATGCAGCTACTCAAAAGAGTGTTTCATTCAAGATCGATACTGTACCGCCTGAGTTATCAGTTACAAGTCCGGTAAACAAACTCGTCACGAATAAAACCACAGTAACGGTAGCCGGAACTACCAACGATGCAACATCAAGTCCGGTTACGCTGACAATCAACGGCAGTGCAGTAACTGTATATGACGATGGTACTTTCTCAAAGGATATAACCCTGAAAGATGGCTCAAACACCATTACCGTTGTAGCAAAGGACGGAGCCGGAAGAACCACGACCGTCACAAGAACAGTAACCCTCGATACAAAAGCACCGGTTATCTCAGATGTTTCATTGGCACCGAACCCGGCGGATGTCGGAGCAACCTATGTAATTTCTGTTTCGGTAACAGATTAGGCGGTGCGGCATGGCAGCTAACATATTGGTAAGGGACGTTACGATAAGTCCAAACCCCGTGCAGGCAAAGGGGAAATACACAATCTCAGTTTCCATTGAGGAACTGAAAGGCGTTGCATTTGTCGGCAATTATGTTGGCTCCTATGTCAATATATCAGACAAGGAAATTCCTGATAAATTGCCACTGGCATACGTTGGCAATTACACCAAAGGATAGGAGGCGATGAATAATGGCTGATATAGCAAATGTCACAGGAACACTTGACGATAAAGAACTGAATTTTCAGCACTCTATCGGAACCGTATATAAAGCCTCCGCAAGCATAGATGGTTCGGAAAAGGATCATGTAGCCGTATTGACGGCAACGGATTCTGCCGGGAATAGTACAACGGAAACAATGGTTATTTCTATCTCGGGTTCCTGGACCACTCCAAAAACAGATTGGTACGGTTACACAGACGATGATGGGATTTATCACGGAGACCGGTTCAACACGGAGGATTTCAACCGGATAAAGAACAACCTCACATATCTCAGAGAGATAGCCGTGGCAATGTACCAGGAGTTTTCCATAAATGATCTGGGAGACGATAGGAGCAAAGACCAATATTTTTATGCGGATGAGATAAATCAGTTGGAAGAAAACATTAAGCTCATAGCTGAAAACACATTTAAGCCGGACATAGGGGAGAACCCCTTATACACAGCGAATGGAAAGATTTTTGATTTCAACGAACTCAACCGCATTGAAAGCCTAATTTTGGATTTATTCAATCAGTTATTAAACCAATACAGAGGTCGGCAGATGCTTACCTTTAACTTTGGCATAAGGAGGGAGGCGTTCTAAGTGGCGTGGGAACGATTAAAGACAGACTACAAGGATGCCGTATGGTCCGGTCTGCGGAAGTTCATACCTATTGATAATGGGGACGGCAGTTATTCCGTAAAAGATGTGACCCAGTACACGGTGCACGATGAGTCGTTTTTCGGTGCGCTTGACGCAAACCGTATCAACACTGCGGTCAATGCAATCATGGCAGCATTGGAAAATGGAACAGATTTGTATGAGGTATTCACAGAGTTTTTCGAGAATCAGAAAGAAGAGTTCAATAAACAGGCAAATTTGGATCTCGATACATTCAATGTTTTCCTTGACAATCTGCAGGCAACGGCAAATGCGGATGTGGTGCAGTTAAAAAAGGACTACACAGCAGAAATGACGGCATTTGAGAACAATCAGGAAACTTTGTTTAATCAATGGTTCGCAATGATAAAAGATCAGTTGTCAGCGGATGCGGCCGGAAAATTGCAGAATGAAATTAACGATGTGGAAACTCACATTAGAAACCTTGCAGTGAAGATACATTTCAACGATACCGTTGGAACCGCTGCTGCAATAACTGTACAAAATGTAACATCCGGTAACAAATACATCGTTACAGATTTTACTCAGCCGTTATACCTGACTGAGGCCGGAGAATACACCATAAGCATTGCGAATGATAACTACATGATCGCACCAAAGACATTCTCAATCAGCAATGCAGATCTTATGACACATAAGACTTTCAGAATCATGGACGGAAATGGTTTGGCATTTGTGGACGGATTTGTTGGAAGCTATGTAAATAAATAACGGAGGTAGACAAAATGAGAGATTTCCCTAAGAGACTTGCAACCGCTGAGGATATTAGAAATTGTAAATCCTTGGTGGATGATGGCGCATTTGCAGCAAAAGATCTGTTGGAAGCCATCGAAGATCTTGAAAGAATGAATTATCTTCATTGCCCGGTTCTTGCGGTAGGAGAGGATAAGAAAACTGTTACCATTCACTATTGTGCTGAGGCAAAAGCAAATACAAAGGCGATTGTCGGAAATAAGACGGTAACAATCACAAACGTAACACATGAAGAGGGCGAACCGGATGAGATTACAGGAGAGAAGCAGTTGGAAACGACCGTTATCTCCACATCCGCTATGGTATCTGTGGATGCAACAGAAATCGCAGTTACCGCACCATACACCATTTACGACAGTCTCGGCATGACAGCCGAAGAACTGAATCAGATTAAGGAGGAATTGGCTAATGAGTAAATTCTACGGTTATGATGAGGCAATGGAGAATGACATTGCGAAGATAACCACCCCGAAACTTGCGCTTATGTCCGATGTCGTTGCATCTGACAAGAAGTTTATTCGCATGGAGAACGGTTCCCTTACTGTTATCGCAGGAGTTCTGATTGCGGTAGGTAATTCTGTTTTTAAGACAGAAAAAACCACTCTTACAGCGAGCAACTTGGACGGAACAGCAACTAAGTTTGAGGTGGGAAAGGACTACTGCATTTATATCTGTGATCCTACCGGCGGAGATGCCACGAACTTTGCCGCAGAACAGTATCGTATTTCCCTTAATACGACATATCCAAACGGTTATACGGCAGTTACATCAAGAAAAATCGGCGGCTTCCATTACGGCGTAGTCAGAAAAACAAATAGTTCCGGTATTCCAATCAGCGCATCAGGCGCAGCATTAGGAAGTGGATGGGAAACAAACGTAGCGGAGGGCATTGTACCTAATTCCGTTTGGACTCTTCTCCACAGACCTACTTGCGATCCTACCGGAATGGTATTCATAGGACCGTTCTGGGGCGATATTTACCTTTCATCCGATAACGGAGCCAGTGGTTTGCAGAGCAAAAAGGGTGTTGTGCCGATTACTGGAACAGAGGGATTGAACTGGTATATCGCCAATGAGAGAGCTATGAGAGTAGGGAAAAGACTTCCTACCTACGCTGAGTTCTGCAAGGGTGCATACGGATCTCCACAGGGAGAGGATGGCAACAACACTTACGCATGGTCTGCGACCTCGAATACAGCAAGAACCACTTGCGGAAATGTCAAGAACGCTGTTTCTGCAACGAACGTTCGTGACCTCGTAGGAAATGTTTGGAAGTGGTTGGATGAGTTTATCCATGATCCGACAGGCTCATCTTGGAATTGGTATGACGTTATGAGCGGTCAGAAAGTTGGCCAGCTTTACATGGCCAACAACACTGGCTTGCACGCGCTCATTGGCGGTGGCGATTGGAGCGTCGGGGTTCACGATGGTTCGCGGACTGTGG